TGCACTGCCCAGTGCATCTCCCAGGTGTTACCTGGAAGAAAGCACACTGCAGGCGTGTGTCTCTAAAGCAGAGACCTCCGCCTGAAAGTGAGCTGAGAGGATAAAGGTCCTCTCTCCTAGGTAGCTCCCCCCGCGGGCATTAAGTGTCCGCGACCAACCGTGAATTTATTAGAATCCGGTTGGGCCCATCCCGAGTTTGATGTTGACGACTCGGGGACGTCCAGAACGACGCAAGTGGTCCGATGAGGTGGCTATCTCACCATCTCCCCTGACCTCTAGTGAGGCAAGGCACTTGCGAAGGGCCGGCCAATCATTAATCTCGTTTTTCGGGATCAATGATCGTATTCTCCATCCCTTAACCATTGGGATAGAATTCATCATCTTAGAGCCTGGATTACAAGCACTATGATGATGCCGGCCCAATACAGGAGAAGTTTCCTTGATATAAGGAAAATGCCCGAGAATTCTGAGCATTTTACTGTCAAGGAAAACAACCGTGTCTCCCAGACCAGCGTGAAAGCACTGGTTCCGGAGAGAGACAGCTGAAATGATCTCCTGTACGTCCTTCCGTGATGAGGGAAGAACACGACGGCAACGGACAACTGAAACGTCCTTGCCATCATAGTATTCCCTCCCGCATGACTCCCGGAACTTACCGTTCCAGAAAGACTTGCGATCGTTCACTTTGAGACCGAAGTACTCAAGAGAGCGAATCACGGAGCGCACATGATCTACGGGGACAATGATATCGTCTCCGAAGACGCGCACCCTTCCAGAAAAGGAAAGAATATCTTTTCTGGATAACTGGTGTCCTAAGTTCTGCTCTATCCCGACGAAGATGGCAACGAGAAAGACTGCCGCCTCCATGGGAAAGCACAGAGCTGAACCCATCGACGCAAACTTAGCGAGAGGTAAAACCTCTCCGCTAGGTAGGAGCGCATTCCTGCTTCTACATGCCATAACAGCGTCATGGAAATGACGATGTCTGGAAAGTAGAGCAGAAACGAGCTCATGAGAGACTCTATCGGAAGCTTCACTCAGATCGAGTGTTGCAAGATCTCCGTTAAGAGATCCTTGGTGAGCTAGACGCTGGTTAGGCGTTTGATCATCAAGACCGATAAAGGAGGTAAGAAGTGAACTGTCTCTTACACCTTCTTGTATCAGTCGCAATGTGGCTTGCTGCGTATATTGCATTGCAGTGGGCTCTATCGCTATGATACGAGGAGTCTTCATCGTTTTAGGGACCGTGATCACCCTAACGGGGATCTCGGCCTCAGGTTCGAGGAAGTTAACCTTCTCCAGCTGATCATAGTATGACCAGTTTGGAAGAACCATCTCTCCGTAAGGAAAGTATGGTTCAAGGCGCAATGGCCATGAGATCTGGTTAAACTTCTGATTCCCGTAAAGGGCGTCAGCGGTCGCACCAGGGCCATGTTTTGGGAGGATATCCCCTTGATAGATTTTCAGGTCTATCTTGGAGAACATACTTCCAAACAGGAGAGAGCCAATTCGCTTAAACTCGTAAAGAGTTTGAGTTCCTTGCCTCTCCCTAACTTCCTTCTCACACGAGATGAACTCGGCATAAGCCTTCCTTACACGGGAGGGCTTACAATCGATTAGAATCTTGCTAAAAAGCAACGTAAGTTGCCTGATAGCTTGAATCGCCTCGATGTTTGGTTCATCAAGTAGGACACCCGTCCTACGGTCGAATACGAGACAAGAGAAACCTCGCAGAAATGCGGGGAGACTCCCGTTCTTCTTAAAAGAAAGAAAAACGGTTTTGTCCACATAGCCTCGCTCGAGACTCAGTTCAAAGTCCTTTGCGAAGCTAGGGAGGGTTATAGTAAGAAACGATAACCCTTCATAACTCGACCGATCCTTGACTGTTTTACAGTCATGGTGGGCGCTAGTGCAACATCGCGTAGCCAACGTTGCAGCTACGCTGTTCCAGAGCATCGTTAGGCTTTTCACGAAACCTCCTAATAGAGGAAAACGTCCTAAGCCGACGACACATCCTGATCAGACCGATGGAGGAATGAAGAAGTGCTGGTTAACTTTCGCCAGCCAGAACTTTCTTCATGATTGCATCGGTTCCGGCATTCCACGTGCCCTTAAGGCCGTTGAAAAGTGCCAGCTGATCCGTTGCCGAAAACAAACCGGCGTTCGGAATGTCGAACACCACGTAGCATGACATGCTACGAGGCGCCGTCGTTCCGGACACGAGAGTGCTTCCGGCATTGTCGCTGTAATCACAGCGAAGGACCCTGCGGGTCCGCCTACCGTAAGAATGGGAGGCGGTAACCTTCAGGAGAGATCCCGTATTCACGGTGAGAGGTCCGGCCTGATACACGGAAACAGCGCCCTGTTGAGATACACGGGGCAATGAGACCGCGCCAGCGTCGAACGCCGCACCAGGAGTAAGGGAAATTGGATCTGTGAACATCGACGTGCTCCTTTTGCGTTGGTGTGCAGAGAACCTACCTCACAACTCTGGTAATACCGAGAGCTGCGACTATGGCCTGTTGGACGGAGGACAACCCGTCCCAACTAAGGCCAAAACCAAAGGGATTCGCCTGTATCCTCTTCTTCGTTGTTACACGAAGAACTACTGGGGATACAGCTGGGTTGGGAGCTTTAAAACTGCTCTCATTTATTGCTAGAACCGGTAGAACCGGTTCCCCAGCGGTAAAGGTATCTGTCGTGGTAGTTTTCTCCATGACATAACCATACCGAAGAATCGTGCCGTAGGAAATGAGATTCTGAAGGTTCTTAACAAAGGAACCTGCATCAGAAACCCAATCTACGGCCCAGCTCCATGGCGTCAACTGCCAGAGCGTATTCAAG